GACCGGGCGGGTTTCACGCGGTGCGCCGTGACGCTTGACGAGATGTTCGCCAAACTCGGCAAGCGCGAAGGCACGATGCGACTCGCGCTAAAGTTGCTTGAGCAACGCGGCGGTAGTCGGATCATCGAGACGGGCTGCGCTCGGGAGCCGGACAACTGGTCTGGTGACGGGATGAGCACGTTGGTGTTCGCTCAGTGGATCAGGGAGCATGGCGGTAGCCTCCGAACCATCGATAACGATGTGGACCATCTAGCGGCGTGCAAGTTGATGGTTGGATACCCGATTCAATACACGCTCGCCCACTCCGTCGCGGCGCTACGGCGCAACCGCCGTCGGATAGACCTGCTCTATCTCGACAGCCTGGATTATCCCTTCGGCGCGCTTTGTGATCTATACGGTGGCAAAACGGATCTTGATGTCGCAATCGCCACGCTAAGGGCCATGCCCGAGGCGGAGATTGTGGCGCAGCACCACGAGATCATTGATCCAAGTCAGCAGCATTGTCGTGCTGAAGTATCGGCCGCGATGCCGATGCTACCCCTTGGCGCGCTCGTCCTGATCGATGACGCGGGCCTGCCCGGTGGGGGCAAGGCACGCCTGGCGAAGAAGCTGCTTTGGGATGCGGGCTGGGAATGTCTTGCGGATGAGTACCAGACGCTCTGGAGCAAGCCATACGTAGCGGAGGCGGCTGCGTGAACATCGTCCTCCTGTTGGCGCACTCAATCGAGGAGTACGACCAGGTCAAGCTGCTGTCGTCCCTCGGCTATGACGTGTTCAGCCTCGGCGCGTACAGCGACCCCGCCCATCCCGGCGACGACGCCCGCCCGCCGCTCCCCGACGTACCGGATCACCCGGAACTGCGCGAAGCCTGTGACGAGTATCGGCGGCTCATGGCGGATCTCTATGGCCCGGCGAAGGATAAGGTCGACTGGGCCAAGTACGTCCTGCCCGATGCGGTGTTCGACTGGGCCGATGTCATCATCTGCCACCACCTTGAACATACCTGGCTGCTGCCGGACTGGCCGCGACTTCGGGAGAAGCGCGTCATCTGGCGCACGGTCGGACAGAGCGTCGAGCACAACGAGCGGCTGATGGCGCCGCTGCGCCGCCAGGGGCTGCAGATCGTCCGCTACTCGCCCAAGGAGCGCAACATCCCCGGCTATGCGGGCGAGGATGCGCTTATCCGCTTCTACAAAGACCCGGCGGAGTGGTACGGCTGGACCGGCGAGAACGCCGTCGTCCTGAACATCAGCCAGCACTCCGACAAGCCGCACGAGCGCGACCGCTGGCTCAACTGGCCGTTCTTCCTTGAAGCCACCGCAGGACTGCCGACGCTGATCGCGGGCAACAACAGCGAGACGAGCGGCGGCATTGGGCGCGTCGGCTATGATGACATGCGTGCGCTGCTGCGCACGTCGCGCTGCTACCTGTACACCGGCACGCAACCCGCCTCATACACCCTCGGGCTCATCGAGGCGATGATGACCGGCATCCCGGTCGTCTCGATTGGGCCGGAGCATATGCAGATCTTCCCTTACGGGCCAAAGTTGTTTGAGGGGCACGAATTGGCGGGCGATTGGGACGACAACCCGGCCGTGGTGCGTCAGCATCTTGAAATTCTGCTGAGGACACCGCTGGTCGGGGATGAGGGGCGCGACTGGGCCATTGAGAACTTTGGTCGTGACAAGATCGCCGCGCAATGGCGGGCGTTTCTGGGTGCGCCACGAACATCCTCGTAGACCGCCACCACGCCGGGCTCTACAACTCGCTCCAGCTCCTCTTCGAGGATCGCCTCGGCCACACGCTCTACACGCCCATCGGCCACGAGTGGTGGGACGAGGGCTACTGGCGCTTCGGCCAGGTGTTCGGCGACGACCGGCTGGCGCAGCAGTACCTCATGGCGGCGGACTTCGACCTGAGCGGGATGCGGTTCACCTACAGCGACGAACTGCGCGCCGAAACCAACCCTTGGCTACAACGCTGGCTCCTGCATAGTCAGGCTCGCACCTATGATCCCGAGTTCCCCGACCGACCGATCTATGGCGTAACGCTTGAGCGGGCTCGCAAGATGCCGTGGTTCGCCACGCTCGCCACTGTTCAGGAGAACCAGCAGGGCTTCTACCGCTTCGCCGAAGAGCACGGCGCGAAGTTCCTTTACGGCGTCGGCAACACGAACCAGCAGATCGACTGGACGCTTGACCCGCTTGTCCTGAACAGCTCGGAGATGCCGCTGCTGGGGCGCGGCGTGCAGATCGGGCAGGAGTTCGACAGCGACGGGCTGTTCGCGTTTTGGCCGCCGCAGGAGCGTCACGTCGTCCGGTCGTTCGTCAACTGCATGCCGGAGATCTGCGTTGATCATCCCGAACTCGGCACGGCCCTGGAAACGATGCGGATGCAGCCCGACTTCCGGTTTAGCATCCACGGGATCAGTGGACCACAAGGCAACATCAAGCCGATCAGCGACACGGCAGAGTTGATGCGCTGTTCCGGTTGGGGCTGGCACGACAAGCCGCAGGGCGACGGCTTCGGCCACGTCATTCACTACTGGGCGGCCATCGGCCGACCGCTGATCGGTCACGGCTCGTTCTACAACGGCAAGAACGCCAGCGTGTTTTGGCGCGACCTCGAAACGTGTATCGATTTCGACAAGCATCCCATCGAGGAAGCGATAGCGCTCATCCGCGAGATTAGCGCCGATCCGCCGCGCCACGAAGCGATGTGCCGTGCCATCCGCCGGGTGTTCGATGAGACGACAGACTGGGCTGGCGATGCGGAGAAGGTGCGGGAGTTGATCGCGTGATCGGAATTACGCTCCAGGTTCCCATAGAGGCTCAGTTCACTTGCCGTCACTGCTCTAAGACCGAGACTAGACGCCTAGACGTGATGGATATTTACTGCCCAGCCACCTGGTTGTGTCTTCCCCGTGATCTTAGTGGGGGTTGGCCCTATCTTGGGGGAAGGTATCTGCTCTCGCCTGAGGGCGTATTCTGCTCGGTCCGCTGCGTCCTTGCTTGGATGGCAGATCACCAGTGATCGGCTCGCAGACGGAGATCCAGCGCGACGAACGCCGCTATCTCGTCAAAGATCCGGCGCCGATCATCAAAGCGTTGCGGACCAAAGGCAAGCCGGACCAATACAACATCTTGACGGCGTACCTGTCGCCGCCGCGCAACGGCGCGCGCTATCGGCTTCGCTACTACAACGATGAGCCTACGGCTTGGATGGAGCGCAAGCAGGCGCGGGGCAAGAACGTCGTGAAGCATCGCGTGCCGACCAAACTTGGTCGCCACGACGTGCCGAATGGCTTCCGGTTCAACGGCAGAGTCACGTACAGCCGCCTGGCTTGGGACTTGCCGAACGTCCGCGTCACGGTGGATCAGAACGTCAAGAGTGGCACCGTTGCGCTGCCGTCGTCTGTCGTAGAGGTGAAGGGAGACAACGTGCCGTCTTGGCTGGCTCCGCTGCTGCCGCAGCGTGCGAAGGGCTTCAGTAAGCGGCGTTGGGCTCAGGGCAAGCTGCCATGAGCCGCGTCCTCTGGTTCGGCGACAGCGCCGACACGGGCTTCGGCACCGTCACCAACAACATCGTGCCGCGTCTGCGGGCGATGGGCCATGACGTGCGGACGCTCGTGCAGAACGCCACGTGGTGGCACCACGGCGGCGCGGATTCGGGCATCCTAGCGATGGTGCCGCCGGGTGATCTGGTGAACGTCCTAACGATCGGCTTTCCCGACGACGGCTGGCTGCCGGATACCGTCGTGTTGACGGCAGACTACGGCCAGGCGCTGCAGCAGGTCGCGGGCAACGGCCAGGCGCTCTTCGACGCCTTCTCCAAGCGCAATGTGCTTCACTACTGCCCCATCGAGGGAGATGATCTCAGCCCGGAGCAAGGCAACTTCTGGCAGATCATCCATCCGATCGCTATGAGTCAGTTTGGCGCTGATCAGATCGAAAAGGTAACCGGCAAGCGCCCGCCGGTCATCCCGCATGGCGTAGACACCTCGATATTTCATCCTCTGCCATTGCAGATCCCCGAGATCCGCAATGTCGTCGATGGGACGATCATCCAGAACGGGCTGACGGTCAAGAGCAAGCGGCAGGCGCGCTTCGACTTCGGTCTTGATCCAAGCCATATCGTCCTGCTGCGCTGCGACCGCTACATGCGCCGCAAGCACTATCCGGCGATGCTGCGCGCCCTGACGCCAACGCTGCTGCGTGGCGACGTAGATCTGGTCATCCACTGCCGCGTGCAGGACCAAGCGGGTGCGCTCGAGTATGAAACGGCCAAGATGCCGCCGGAAGCTCGCAAGCACGTTGGCTTCACCCAGAAACACAACACTTGGCGCGGCATGAGCGCCGTCAAGCTCGCCGAGCTCTACAACGCTGCGGATATCTACGTCTCGTGCGGCCCGGAGGGTTTCGGTCAGACGATCGCTGAGTCGCTCGCCTGCGGTGTGTCGGCGGTTGGTATCAACGACTCAGCTGTGCCAGAGGTCATCGGCACGGGCGGCCTGTTGGTCAAGGTCGCTCACTATGAAGACAACGAATACAACCATCGCTGGGCGAACCCTGACGAGGACGAGCTACGGCGAACGGTCGAGCTGCTGATAGACGATCCTGAGTTGCGTGAAGAGCTAGGACACAACGGCATCGAACACGTCAAGCGCTTCAATTGGGATACGGCAGCAGCGCAGTTCAGCGAACTATGTAGGGTGGCGTGATGGCTAGAGTGAGTCGGCATCCGGTCGGCTGGCGCGAGATCGTAGAGCGCGATGAGAAGGCCGATGTCGAACTAGAAGAAGAGATCGGTCGGTCTGCATTGCTCGGCATCATCCGCGCCAACTGTGAACCAGGCAGGGTGATTGATGCGCTGACGCTGCTAACGAACAGCGACATTATCACCAAGGATGAGGCACGAGCAGCGCTGGGTTTGCACTAGGGTACATACAACGACACAACGACTCTTGCTTTGGCACTAGTCCTCATGCCAACGGCGCGCGGATAGGTGGCCGAATGGTGAAGGCAGTCGCCCGCTAAGCGACTCGGCGCGAGTCGATGCAGGTTCGACTCCTGCCCTATCCGCCACCCACATGTCACCACGACTCGCCTGAGTTTGGCCTGGGTTTGTGGGTGGGTACGTAGAACGGCGCGCCGTGCATGCCTGCTGTGTGTGAGTAGTGCATGGATATGCGCGGAGTAGCATGCATAGCGCCTGCATACTGTGCAGCAGCCGACGGTCTTTTGTAGCGCGGCGCGCTCCAAATTGAAGACCGAACCCAACAAAAACAAGTGACCCCCTTACGTTTAGCGACCCGCAGCGCATGGTGCCTTCGTTTCGTAGGCTGATGGTCGCATTTACTCTCTATTCGTAAGGCATCCTGAAACCGCCTATCCGTTCACCGTCTCCGAACGTTCAGCAAACGTTCAGGAACCACTCAGCACTTTATGCAGTCCCGAGGCGGCGCATGCATGCGCTTGCATAATCCATGAGATGCAAAGTCTGCCTGGACGAGCGCGTGCAGGACGTGGACGCAGCGCTCGCCGCGGGCCGCAGCGCGCATTCGCTCGCCGTCGAGTTCGGCTTGCCGCCGGAGTCCATGAAGCGCCACGCTCGCAGCCACGCCCGCAGGTTCGACGCGCCGGTCAACCGACCCGGCACCGACCCGCTGGTCGAGCTTACCACCGCCCTACGGACGCCCGCCCTTGGGGGCGACACGGCCGCGGCACGCGAGTACCGCCTCGCGCTCCACGCCGTCGCGGCGCAGAGCGCCGAGCGGCCCGCCTACAACGTCCTAATCGACCCGGAGTGGATCGCGCTGCGCACCGCCATCCTGCGGGCGCTTGAACCCTACCCCGAAGCACGCCAGGCGGTGGCCGATGCGATACGGTAGGCAGCGGATCATCGGATCGAACGACTCTCGCGCTCCGGTTCGCCGACGTAAGCACGGCCTGACCGCCGACGAACAGGACGCGCTGCTCGTCCTTCAAGGCGGTCACTGCGCCGCCTGCCCGGAGACGCGGGGACTGCAGCTCGATCACGATCACCGTCACTGTCCCGGCGCGGTCGGCTGCCGCCATTGCGTCCGCGGCTATCTCTGCCGTGGCTGCAACCAGGCGCTCGGCGGAGTGGAAGACAATCCCGCCACCCTGAAGGCGCTTATAGCCTACCTGGAGCGAACGGCATGATCCGCGAGGATCTGCTGGCCGCGCTGGACCCGGTCGCCGTGTTCGAGCGGGCGTTCGGCTTCCCAGCGCTGGACTGGCAGAAGCGCTACCTGCGGGAAGACCGCCCGGCGCTCGTCCTCAAGGGTCGGCAGATCGGTGCGTCGCTCGCTGCGGCGGCGCTCTGCATCCACCAGGCGATCTACGTCCCCAACTCGCTGGCGGCGATCGTCTCACCGAGCCTCAAGCAGTCCACCGAGATCTGCACTCGAGCCCGGATGGGCCTGCGGGCACTCGGCGAAGCGCTACCACAGGACTCCGCCTCGCTCTTGCGGCTCCGCAACGGCTCACGCATCCTGTCCCTGCCGGGGTCGGCGCGCAGCGTCCGCGGTTGGTCGGCGCGCCTGCTCATTCTCGATGAGGCGGCGTACCTAGAGCACGACACCGTAGTCGCCGCGCGGGCGCTGGTTGCCACCGGAGGCCGGCTGGTAGTCCAGTCCACGCCGGCCGCGGAGACGGGCGACTTCTACGACATGTACCGGGCCAACGACCCGGCATGGGCGCACTTCCGCGTCCGCTCCGCCGACGTATCGACGATCAGCGCCGACTTCCTGGCCGGTGAGCGCCGCGCCATGAGCGCTGACGCCTACGCCGCCGAGTACGAATGCACCTTCGGACGGACGGGCGCGTCATTGTTCACCGCCGACCGGATCGCCAGCCTGATACTGCCGAAGGCGCGGCCATGAACAACGTGGGCATCGCGATCACGACTACCGGCGCCGGGGTCATCGTCGTTGACCAGGATGTCCAGGGGAACAACGTCGTCACTGACATCCGCGTCCTGCCGTTCAACGTCGAGGAAGTGGTGCGGTGCGTCGAGGGGCTTGAGGCCGACGCCACGACGCAGTTCATCGTGGACTCTGAGGGGCTGGGCGGCGCGCTCTGGGACCTCCTGGCACCTAAGACGGTCAAGCGCTCGTTCCCGTCTGAGACAGAACTGGCGAAGCGCGACCGCTGGCGGCTCTACGAAGTCCACGGCACCGCCCGCCAGGAGCTCGTGAACATCCTGGTCATCAAGATCCACAACGAGCAGCTCCACTTCATGCCGGACCTCGAAGGGCAGGACGCTCTCACCGCCGACCTGCTCCACCCGCCGCAGGTTGGCCCGGACGGCTTGGTCGGCTCGGCGCTCGTGGTGGCGCTGGCGCTCGCCGTCACGCAGCGGCCACGCCGTAGGCATGGATGGGCATGAAAGAGCGACCCAGGGCCAAGGCCGAGCGACCCAAACCCAAGCGTAACGACGGCGTATGTCGCTGCCCGCAGCCCGCCGTGGACAGCGATTACGACCTAGACGGGGACGATTCCTTCTGCTGGCGCTGTCACCGCCCGATCTTCATCGAAGGGAACGACCAATGATGCAGCCTCCCATGCTTGTGATGAACGGGACGGCACCAGCATTCCGTGACGCGAACACCTGGAAAGTGTTCATGGGGATCACGGAAGAGAACCAGGACCAATACAACCTCCTGGCTGACTACGCCAGCGCGCCCGCCGACGAGGCGTGGGTTCATGCCTGCGTCAATCGGCTCATCGAGGCGGCGCAGAGCGTGCCGCTGCGGGTCTACCAGTACCAGAGCGACGGCCTTGACCTCATGCCGGTCATGGGTACGGACAACCAGGCGGGCAAGGATCTGCAGCACCTGCTCGATTGGGTCAACCCCGTCGACATGAACGGGTCGGATCTCAAGGCGTACACGATCGCATCGTGGGCCATCTGGGGCGGCTGCTACTGGATGAAGGTTCGCGGCAAGCTCGGCGGCCCGCCGCAGGAGTTGTTCTGGCTGCCGGCGCCATCGGTGCGCTATGACGCACCGGACGGCCGCATGGTGCTGCAGTACCACTACACGCCGAAGTCCGGCATCGCCACGGACATCGCGCCCAAGGACATCGTCGCGTTTCGCAGCGTCAACCTCGCCAGTCCGCTCGACCTCGTGAGCCCGCTGTCCGCCGCGCGCAACGACATGACCGTGCAGCGTGAGGCGTCCATCCACACCGCCGCGACCATCCGCAACTGGAGCGTGCCGCCGGGCGCGTGGATACCCGCCAAGGGAACGGAGATCACCAGCCAGGACAAGGGCATCATCGAGCGGATGATGGCCCGCCTGCGGGGACCGCACAACGCGGGTCGCGTCCCAATCCTGCCCATCGAAATGCAGTGGGTGCCGCTGGCGATGCACCCGCAGGACGCCGAGTGGCTGCAGGCGCGGCGAGTATCGCGTATGACCGTCTGTGCGGTCCTAGGAGTGCCCCTAGTGCTCGCCGGAGACGACGAGAAGCTAACTACCTATGCCAGCCTGCGCGACGCCCGCAAGATCTTCTGGGAGGACACGGTAGTCCCGAAGCTCAACTGGATCGCCGATGTCATCAACGGCTGGCTCGTGCCGGACTTCGATCCCTCAGGGGTGACCAAGGTGGCCTTCGACTACTCCACCGTCGTCGCCCTCAAAGAGCCAATGAGCGTTGAGAAGAACATCGCGCTCTCCGAGGTGCTCAACCAAGTCCGCACGCCGGACGAGTACCGCAGCCAGTTCCGCATCGGGAAGAAGCTCAAGGGCGGCATGGGCAACCGCGTCCTGCCGAAGACCACCGTCACGCTCCGGCCCGATCCGAGCGCCGACCCGGCCCTGTTGGCGACGCTGTTCCCGGCGATGAACGTCAACAGCGGCGTGAAGAACCCGCAGTCCACCGCCGAACTGTTCCAGCCCGGTATGAGCCAGGGCGATTACTTCGACCTGCCGGCCGACCTGCGGACGCCGGAAACCGTCGCCGGCCCCGGCGGCGCGCCGGCCGCTATGAGCGCCTACGGCAAGCACCTCTACCAGCAGCAGGCCGTGCGCGCGTTCGTCAAGTTCGGCGGGCCGCTTGACGTAGAGGCGCTCGGGTTCACGGAAGAGGATCGTCAAGTCATAGAAGACGGGCTCCGGCGGCGAAAGAGCGCCGCGCAGATCGCCGCCGCACTAGGAGAGAGTCATGCCTGACAATCCCTTTGGCCCCATCGTGGCCGTCCGCACTCTTGAAGAGACGGATGACACCCGCACTATCGAGGGACGGGCGATCCCCTACGGCGGCCCGTTCAATGGTAAGGACATCTACCGGACGTACTTCTCGGCCCGGACCGACCTTGCCATCGATCTGCCCATCAAGATCTGGTATAACCACGGCTTCGACCCCGACTTCGGCTTCTCGACTCTCGGGCATGCCACTTCCGTCCGCGACGCGGACGACGGCAGGTGGGTGCAGGCGCAGATCGACAAGCGACATAAGTATTACGAGACGCGGGTCAAGCCGCTGCTAGATCAGGGGATGCTCGGCTTCTCGCCAGGCAGCGCAGAGCACTCCTACCAGGAAGACCCCAAAACCGGCGAGCTGCTCGCCTATCCCGTCCACGAGATAAGCCTCACGCCGACCGAGGCGAACCCGTGGGCGCAGATCGCCGCGCGCTCCGCCGAGGTCATCACCATCGTCGCCGAACGCGCCGCGATGGCGACTGCGGACATCAACGACCTGCCGGACTCGGCGTTCGCCTACATCGAGGATGGCGGCGACAAGGACGAGCAAGGCAAGACCACACCGCGCTCCAAGCGCCACTTCCCGATTCATGACGCCGCGCACGTCCGCAACGCTCTCGCCCGCGCGCCGCAGTCGCCCTTCGGGGACAAGGCCATGCCCGCCATTCAGGCGGCAGCTAAGAAGCTCGGCATCGGCGATGCGGCGAAGTCCGCCGTGCGCGCCGGCAAGCGCAACGCCAAAGCCGATCAGGACAACCTCGATGCGGCGCACCAGGCCGCGCACACCATTCTCGACCACACCACTGCTGCAGGTGCCAACTGTGACGCCTGCACTCCCCCTGACGGTGATAGCGATGAGGGGGCTTCCCGCTCGGCTGACTCCCCGCCCACGATCAAGATCGTGGAACGGGAGAACGCAGCGTTCCGCCCGGACATCGACGCAATCGCCGCCCGTGCTGCGAAGGAGGCCGTGTCCCGCTTGACCGGCTGACAGCTCGCGCACCTTCTCCCAAACCGACCCGCCAAACGGCGGGTTTTTTGATGCCCAAGGAGCACCAATGGAGATCACTCAAGCAGACCTGGAGAAGATGGTCACGGAGGCGGCCGCCAAGGGCGCCACCGAGGCCGTCCGCTCCCTCAACCCGGTCAAGGAAGAGGACCGGCCCGGCGGACCTAAGCCCGTCGAGAAGCCCAATGTCATCGTTCATCGGCCCCGGCCGCTGAACATGGCCCGTGCCGTCAACGCCCTGCGCTACGGCTCGTGGAAGAAAGCTAGCGCTGAGCTCGAAAAGGACTTCACCGAGGCGACTCGGGCGATGTTCCCGTTTACCGCTGCGCCTAATGAGAAGGACGAGGGCGGCAACTCGTTCTCCTGGCCCGCCAACGTGGACGCCTACCGCGCCGTTCTCTCTGAGGGCTCGTTCAAAGACACCGACTCCGAGTTCCAGAAGATGGCCGTCCGCGCCATGACCGAAGGCACACCGACCACGACCGTCGCTGGTGCTGGCGCGTTGACCCCGATCCAGTACCTGCAGGACGAGTTCGTGCTCGCGCTCACGTCGGCGGTCGTGATTCAGAACATCCCCGGCGTCGAGACGATCCCGATCACCTCGCCCGTCGTGGCCCTCCCGCGTGAAAGCACGGCGGCCACGTCGACCATCGTGGCGGAAGCCGGAACGCTCACCGCGAGCGACCCGACGTTCACCCAGCAAACGTTCACGACCAAGAAGATCTACGGCTACAAGCAGTATTCGAACGAGCTGCTTGCCGACGCCAACCCGGCCCTGAACGCCTACCTCGGCAGGACCCTCGCCCGCGACGTGGCCTTGCAGAAGGACTACCAGTTCCTCGTCGGCTCTGGCTCCGGCGCGAACCTGACGGGCCTCGCTTCGTACTCCGGCTTGACCACGCCCACCGGCTCCGGCATCCCGGTCACCAACGGCTCCCCAGCGACCTACGACAGCATCGTCCAGATGATCTGGGCGCTGCGCCGGGTCAACGCGGAGCCCACGGCCTTCGTCATGCACCCGGCGCTCGGCCAGTTCCTGGCGACGATCAAGGATGCTGCGGGCCGCCCGCTCTTCCTCGACGGCAACATGTATTCGCTCGGCGGAGCGAACATGCCGATCAGCACGGTCGGGGCTTCGACTTGGACGTACCCGGCCGCTGCCCGCGGCACGATCCTCAATGTGCCGGTGTTCTTCTCGACCCAGCTCAGCTACACGGCGACGTTGGGCACGGCCACGGCCAACACGACCTCGGCCTTCATCGGCAACTTCAACTTCTGCAAGATCCTTGAGCGCGCCGCGGTAGATATCGCTATCAGCGAGCACATCCTGTTCACCACGGACCAGACCGCGATGCGCGCCATCTGGCGTGGTTCCCTCGCCCTTACTCAGCCAACCGCCTTTGCGGTCGTGCCTGGGTTCGTCGTTCAGTAGGCGGGTAACCCCCCGAAGGAGTAACCGCTATGCCGAACCCGCAAGACACGAACTATCCGTCAGGTCGTCAGGTCGTCCAGTTTATGAACGTCCTGAACGTCAACGACTCGACCGCCAAATTGCTCTTCACGATTCCGGCGGGCAGCATCATTACGGATGGCCGGCTCATCCCGTGGGCTACGCCCTCCAATATGACGTACTGCCTCATGTCCATCGGCGTCGTCGGTGGCACGGGTACAGAGTACCTCGACCACTACGACCTGAAGAACGCCACTAGTGGCGGATCTAACGGGGCGATCATCGACCCTCACATTCTTTGGAAGAACTTTGGGGCGCAGTCGTCTAACTACGGCTACGGGTCCGAGTACCGCGGCGGCGTGAGCTATGGCTCCAATGCCGTCGGCGTCACTGGACAGATCACCAGCTCCGGCACGGCCGGAGGCGCTGGACCCTGGACGGTGATTTTCGACGTAATCACCATCTAGCCATTTCCCCGGCCGGGGCGTAGTCCACCTCCCTGCGCCCCGGCCACCTCCCCTGGAGAAGCCATGCCCGGCGTATTCGGCAATTCCGTTCAGGACTCTGTTCAAACCCTCCAGAGCACTACGACCGCCGTGGCCTTGGGTTCCAACGGCTTCACGGGGCGGTTCCAGATGAGTGTCTTCAACGCCGCGGGTTCCAACGGCGCAACCCTCTTCATCGGCGGGCCGAACACGACCGTGGCCTCCGGTACCGCCGTTGCGTCAAACGCCCAGTGGGGGCCGTATGCGGCTCAGCCGGGCTCGATCTACGGCGTCGGCCTGACCAACGTCCGCATCATCGAATGGTCCTGATCTATGGCCGCCACCGCTGTAGGCACCTACGCCACATTAGCGAACCTCAAGTCACGCCTCGGCGATCAGGACACGCTGGACGATACGCTACTCCAGCTCTGCTGTGACCAGTCGAACATGTGGATCGAGACGCGGACGGGGCGCATCCTCGCGCCGATCCCCGCCTTCGCGACCACGGTGGCGTCGGGCTTCACGGCGGGAACGAGCACCGGCACGCTCACGACGGTAGCGGGGCTCAACGTCGGCGATGTGCTGTGCTTCGAGGCGCTCGGCGCGGCGACGCGCGAGTCGGTCCTGGTAACTGGTATCTCCGGCTCGACCGTTACCACGGCAACAAACGTCGCCTCCACGCATACCGGGGCCGTCAAGCGGGTCTACGTCTTCGATGGCTTCAACTCCTATGAGAACGGCAAGGTGTTGCCCATTCCGCTGGGCATCATCTCGCTAACGAGCCTTGAGGTGGCGACGTTCTCAGCGGGCTCGGGCGGCTGCAACACCGTCAACGTCGTGTGGTACACGATCCCCAACTCTGACACGTTCATTAGGCCGAACTATCAAGAGCGCGTGCCGGGCTGGCCGGGAACTGAACTCTGCATCACCAACGTCCCGCTCCCCGGCGACATCACGCCCTCGTTCTACCCCGGTTACAACAACTGCCGCGTGGATGCCGCGATGGGCTGGCCCGCGACCCCCGATGACCTCGCCGAGGTCGGGCTGAATATGGCCGTCGCTTTGTACCGCGGCCGCGGTAGCACGGGTGGCGAGATGGTGTCAGTCGGTACTGACGGCACGCAGGTCATCAACCGCGCCCTCACGTATGAGGACAAGTGGACGCTCTCGCGCTACGCGCGTAAGGACGTGAGGATCATCTAATGGCCGATGCGCTACACAACCAGATCGCCGCTGGGCTCGCCACCGTCGCCGCAGGCATCACGGGCGGTAGCGCCTACATCTCGACCATGCGCGGGGCTCACGCCGCGCCGATGAGCAACCTGCCACCCGCGCCGCAGACAGTCATCGGGCCGCCTTCGGGTCGCCTTACGGCTGCAGCCCATGAGTCGCTGGCGATCCGGTTCCCGATGCGCGTCTATTTGGGCAAACTGCGAAACCTGGAGCAGACGCAGCACGATACGAACGAGTGGATCGACGCCTTCATTGTGGCGTTCCGCGGATCGGCCGGCATGGGGATTGACCTCGGTCTTGCAGCGCTGGGGGTAACTGCGGCGCTGATCGAGTCGTGGGACAGCGACAAGTATTACGAGATCAACAACGAGCCGATGCAGCTCATCGACTTCGTCGTGGCCGTGTTCGTCGATCGGCCCGTGGTCTACCAATGAGTGGCGAGGTCATCATCCACGGCGTCCAGCAGCTCGTGGCGAACATGAACAAGCGTGAGGCGGCCATCGAAACAAACAAGATGCGCGCCGCGCACTCCGCCGCGAACATCTTCCGCAAATACATTCGGCTTGAAGCGCGGTTGATCCGGGGCAAGGGTGTCGCTGCGGGGTTCACCGCCAAAGGCAAGCGCAAGACCAACAAGCACCTCCTAGAGACGCGGGTAGTCGTGGTGCCGGTCCCCGGCGGCTATGCGGCTAAGGATGTTGCGCCGCACGCCCACCTCGTCGTTCACGGCCATAACCCGCCGTCCAGCCCGATCACGCCGCACCCCGCCTGGTTCAGCGGCGGCGCTGGCGCTAAGGCGCTGTCCTTCGCCGGCGTGGCCCGCGCATCGTCCCCCGGCGGAGTCGCCAGAGGCAATCCGTTTGTTCATCGTGCCTTCATCGCAGCAGGCAAAGAACCGTTGATAGCCGCCCGGGTCGTTCTATTCGAGGGCGGACCGGAAGTACCGGACGAATAGGAGAGAAGCATGGCCGGTGCAATAGCCCTAGAGCGACTCCAGGCAGGACTGGAGACTGTACGGTTTACCCCCGTTCCCGCCACCCGCAAGGTCTACGGCGAACGGGGCACTACATGGTACGAGGAAGTCAAGACCGAGGAGTTCCTCGCCGAGAACACGGGCTCCTACATTGCGAACTTCCGCCACGTCGTGGCCGAGAAGCACGCCACGCTGAACGTGCCGTTCTTCGTCACGGGCGCGGATCTCGCGTGGTGGGGCCAACTGGCGTGGAAAGGCAGCGTGGCCGCCACCGGCCCGACATCGGGCTCCGTCTACACCTATGCCTTCACCCCGTCCCTCGTCGCGGATGATCTCAAGTTCGCCACGTTCGAGGGCTACAGCGACACGCAGGGTGTCCAGTTGCCCGGCTGCATGGTCAATAAGCTGGAGATCAGTTGGCAGGCCGGCTCGTCCGTCAAGGGCACGGCCGACATTCTCTGCCAGCAGGCCACCTACCAGGCCGTTACGGCGGCCGTGCCGGAGCGCACCGGCCTCAACGTCTGGCCCGGAACCACCGCCAAGGTCTACATAGATGCGGGCGGCGGCACGATCGGCACCACGCAGGCGCTCAATGTCCTCTCCGGCAAGATCACCTGGGACAATCAGGGCAAGCAGATCTACCACAACATCGGCAACCTGTACCCCGACGATCTGTACCGCCTGCCGCGCTCCGTTCAGGTAGAACTCGACGTTCACTACAACACGCAAACCGAACTGACGGCCTTCGATGCGGACACGGAGCGGCTCATCCGCGTCGTGCTCACCGGGCCGATGATCCCCGCCAGCAACCCGTCCACACCCGAGTCGGCCACGATGGACTTCTACGGCTACTGGCAGACCGCGGCGTTCGGCGTCTCCGACGCCATCCGTACGGTCAAGCTGACCGGCACTAGCCAATACGACACGACCGCGCTGTACGACTGGAAAGTCAGCATCGCAAACGCGCTGGCGACGCTGCCATGAGCGGCTGGGATGAAGTGCGGCGGATCTATCTCCCGCCGCCCTGGGACAACTGCTGGGTGGAGTGCCACTCCAACGTGCCTATCGGCCAATGGCTCGACCTAAAGGATGCGGTGGCACTCGCCCAGGGCGACCCCCGGGTCGAAAACATCGAGCCCCTTGTGACGATGCTCGGCGGGTTCGTGGTGGCACACAACATCCCCGACGTAGAGGGCAACCCGCTCACGTTCACGCTGCGCTCGATGAGTAGCAAGCTCATCACCGCTGTCTCGCAGGCCGTAGCTATCGCCCAGGAGGGCGGCGGCGCAGCTGTGGACCCTTTAGCGAAGACGGAGCCATTGCCCGCGCCCTGATCGCCGGACAGCCCGTGCCGCCGCGCTTCACGCTCTTCGAGCTGGCGCACGGCGACCCCGGCCTTTACTTCGAGCTGCTCCGCACTCCCCATCGTCAGATCGCGGAAGTTCTGCGCTTCCGCAACGAGCTAACCATGTTCGAAAACTGGCAGACCGAGAGCGCGCGCTTCCGCGCGGAAAGGACGCACTGACATGCTAAGCGCCCTCTCCGGCGGCGACAGCCTGCAGATCATCGTCGAAATGAAGAACCTGACCTCGGCCGGGTTCAAGCAGATCCAATCCGACATCGCCAAGACCGAGACAGCCGCCGGGAGCGTCAATCTCTCAGGCGTCTCAACGGCGACAAAGAACGTCGAGAAGGACGCCACCGCGGCCGAGGGTAAGAGCGGCGGCGGCGGCATCATGGGGCTGGTCAGCGGCTTGACCGGCCTCGGCCCGCAGGGCATGGCGGTCGGCGCCGCCATCGCCGGTATGGCGGTACTCACGGGTGCCGCCATCGAACTCGGCAAGACTTACGACAGCATCGAGGCTCAGGACAAGGTACTGGATGCCGCCCTGAAGGCGCACGGCGACAGCCTCGCAAATGAAAAGACCAACCTCGACAGCCTCATCGCCTCGAATGAGAAGTACGGGCAGAACGCCGACGCCACACGCGGCGCCGTAACGACTCTGGCGCAGGCTGGGCAGAGCTGGGCAGACATCCAGAAGTCGATGCCGGCCATCCTCGACCTAGCGGCGGCGAAGCACTTGAGTCTCGCCGATGCTGCGAAGGCCGTTGAGCTGGCCGAGATGGGCAACTCACGGTCCCTCAAGCAGCTCGGCATCGTCCTTCCGACTCTCACGGCGCCCACTGCTGCGGTTACCAAAGCACAGAACGGGGTCACGACGGCGACAAAGGATCTCGCGAGTGCGCAGGCCGCCCTGACGCTCAAACAGACCGAACTCGCCGGTAAACACAAGCTGACGGCCGCGCAGTCGCTGGAACTCAAGGCGGCTGAGGACAAGGTCACCCAAGCCTCGCTGAACCTCCACGGCGCACAGAACAAGCTCGACACGGCCCAGCAAGCCGCAGCCAAGTCGGGCGACCGCCAGACCCTCGTCCTGACGGCTCTTGAAAAGCGGATCGGCGGCACGCGCAATAGCGCGACCGAGATGCAGAAAGCGCAAGCGAAGCTCTCCGACGAGTGGCAGAAGGCAGCCACGACGTTCGGGCCGGGAATAGAGCAGGTCATGTCCGCTATCACGACGGACTTCGCCCTGCTAATCGACAAGGCGATAGACCTCACCAACTGGCTCGCTAGCGTCTTCGGCTGGTTCGCCAGCCTCGCCCCGGTCCAAGCGTTCGGGACGGTCATCGGCGCGCTCGTGGGCCACTTTGGCGACCTCTGGAACATGATCCAAACCGTCATTCAGAAGCTGGCGGATCTCATCAAGGGAGTTGAGGACGCTGGCCAGGCCATAGCCAATAGCCCCATCGGGCAACTTGCCGGAGGGCTTGGCAACCTTGGCGGCTCAATCGGCGGGGCGCTCGGCGGCATCCACCTCGCAGGCGGCGGCTACGTTCCACCCGTGCCCGGCGGCACGCTCGCCACGTTGGCCGAGGCCGGGGTCGGCGAGTACGTCATCCCCGCCAATCAGATGAGCGGCGGCGGCGGCACAACTTTCAACATCGTCATCGGCTCAACATTCCCGCCCACCGCCGCGCAGGCACGCGACCTCGCCAATGCACTTGAGGCTGAACTCGGCCGGCGCTTCGCGCTGCATGGCAGCTCTGCATCCTTTGGAGGCTTCTGATGGCTACAGGTTCTCACATCCAGGTCACCAACGGCGGCGGCCCGTTCATCGCCACTGGCCCCACCTACACTGAAGCCTCCACAACCGTTCAGGATCAGAAGGTCATCGCGGGGCTGCCGTATCTCGCCACATATCGCATCGTTACCAGCAACGGCGCGCCGCTCTCCACCAGCACGGCGAACTCGCATCTCATGGAGATCATGGCGGGCGCGTCCCTGAACGTCTACGTTCATCATATCTGGGTCCGCCAGTTTAACGCGGCGTCCGCCTCTACTGCGGCGCAGATGGATATCTACCGCCTGACTAGCGCTGGCTCTAACGGCACCGCGATGATACCGCAGGCTCTCGATCTGAGTGATGGTGCAGCGGGCGCGACGTGTCAGACCCTGCCGTCCTCGAAGGGCACCGAGAGTGGTTACGTGCTCGACCATACAAGCGCGATCTTCTGGGGTAATTCTAGCGGTGCGACCGCGCTCATCTGTGAGTGGGACTTCGGCGACGACCTGACCAAGATGCTCAAGATCGCGGCCGGGACTTCGAACGGCATCGCGGTAAAGAACACGACGGCCGTGGCGTCGGCCACGGTGTACGTCACGGCCGAGATCATCGAGGCGCCGTTCTAATGCCTGCCGCAGCTCTGGCGCAGCCGCTCGGTATCTCTACGCCGCGCTCCATCCCGTTCCCTCTGCTAATCAATGGGAATGAGATCAGCGGGATCGTGGACGGCCTCAGCTATGCCATGAGCGACCCGGGCTTCACGGGCATCCAGACCCTTGAGTTCGACATCCACGATCACAACAATGCCGTGTTCGGGTGGCTCGCCAAGCAGCAACGCGTGCTGTGGTACGACCAGTCGAAAAGCACGTATCTCTTCCAGGGGTTCGTCAAGCAGATCCAGTCCACCGCCGCCATCGGGACTGGCGGCCCCTGGCCGGACATGCACGTCACCTGTTCGCAGATCTCCGAGGTGCTCGACTTCGCGCAGCCCCTTGACGCCTGGGACGCCGGGGCGCACGGAACGAGCGACCAGGCGCAGATCCAGTGCCTCATCGCCAACATGTGCCAGGAACCGAACGTCGGCGTCGGCGGCTACATCCAGGTCTTGAACTCGTCGACCATGCCGGCCTCCATCCCGTGCGACCGCACGACGCTGCGCAACGCTACCGACGCGGTGCTCGCAGCGAACGGCGTCAATGGCAGCGTGGCCTACGTCGACAACCTCGGCCATCTTCACACCCTGACGACGGCCGGGGACGTGGCCGCGCCCTACAACATCGCAGAGCAGGCGGACCTCGTTCACAGCGTTCCGGCGCTCGTGAGCGTCGACGATCAGGGCGCGGCGGACATCGACGCGCTGTGGGTCATCGGCGGAACCGAGGCGGCCACCGGCGCGGTAACCGCCTCAGTCTGCGGCATTACCACGCTGCCACGTTCGCCGATGCGCTGGGATACGCTGGAAGCTCCCTCCGCCGTAGACCGCAACGGCGCCATCGCTGCGGCGACGGCCGAGTTCTACATGCGCCAGAACATGTTGACGGTGACCGCGGTAGTCACGGGGTTCGACGGGTGGGCCAAGGGCCAGTCGCTCACCATCACTTCGACGCCGTTCGGCTGGACGGCTAAGTCGTTCATCATCACCGGGGTCGACATGAAGGTGCTCTCCGGTACGGGCATCCGCCAATACACCCTGACGTGTGGAACGCAGACACGCCTCATTCCCCAGGCGAAGGCCCTGACGGTGGCAATCAAGAAGGCCGCCCACAGGGCCAAGTCCAAGCCCGTCTCTGCCCGCAAGGTCACCGGCCAGACCGGACAGACCGGACAGGGCGGAACGATGCATCCCATCTGAGGTCAGCATGGCAACGACTCAGCAGATCGCCTCGCCCGGAACCTACTTCACAAACGACGTGGGCGTTGAGGTCACGGATGGGACGTACAGCCGTGTCAAGATCGGCGTGGTGATTCCGGGAGCGAACCCGTCGAACGCCTACGGCCTGGGGTTCACCGACCCCTACGGCAACCCAACGTACATCACCGGCTCCGGCTTTGGCCCGTCGTACATGTCGCTCATTCAGAGCGGCATCTACAACAACATGTTCCAGCAGGCCGTGCCCGGAACGCTGGCGCTCGGCATATCGCGCGATGATGCGACGGGCCACACGACCGGGCTGCCCTACTGGACGGCATGGTCTGCCGGGTCGAGCTTCGGCACGGCGACGGTCGTGGCCGATACGACCTGGCCGGGCGGAAACTACGTCAAGTTCACCTTCGCCACGACGGGCTCGTCCGTGAGCGGCAACGTCGCGCTGACGAACGACCTGTCCCCGGTAATGCCGCTGGACCAGTGGAATACGGACATCATTCGGGCAGACAACATCCCGGCTGGTGTTACCCTAAACTGTGCGCGCTCCATCCTTTGGTACGACTCCACAAGCACCTACATCTCTACCTCATCAGACACTAGCACGTACACATCGGGCCATGCTCTTACAAACTGCGGAGGCTCGGCATTTATCGCCCCATCGAATGCCCGCTACGCACGGCTTGAACTGAATGTCTGGGAGACGGTGCTGCACAGCGCCTCAACTTATTTCGAGCTGGGTGCAGTCGCTCTCACACACACCGGCAACGGCAACGTAGGGACTGTCTACCAGATAAACGCCGGGACATCTATTTCTGCCGGGACTAGCGTTACTGCCGGCAGTAACGTTGTTTCTACGATGGCGATGGAGCTCCTCGACAGCGGCGGGACGCCAGCCGGCGGCATTATCTTCGGTACGCCGGTCGACACACAACTCTACCGCAGCGCAGCGGGGGTGCTGACGACGCCAAACCGAGTGGCGGCCACAGATGGAGTGACCAGCAGGTACAAGGCCGGCACCATCTCAGACGCCGACTTTGTGACCACTCCGCCCGATGGGACCATCGCCGTCGACGGTACGGATGGCCGGATCTACTTCCGCTACGGTGGCGCCTGGCACTACGTCAACAAGACTCTCTGAACGAAACGCCCCCGGTGGTCCTGCGAGACTGCCGGGGGCGTTTCTGTGTCTAGGGCGTGATGGTCACCGTGCCGGACGCGAGCACGGTGCTGCCGCGGATGTAGCGCAGTGTATAGGTCCCGGCACCGAGCGATCCGAGCGTGTCGTCAGGGGCGTGAGCGAACTCGTTGTCGCCGGGGTTTGCGACTGCCATCGGCTCGGTCGTGATCGTCGTCTCTGCGCCGCTGGCATCCACTGAAGCGAGGGTTAGCGTGAGGCTTGTGCCGTTGACTGAGTCGGACAGCATGGCGACCCAGCCAACAAGGTCCGTGCTGGCGAACGCCGTGCCGGGGTCGGTCACCGTCATGGCGCTGGTATCGACCGACGCGCCAAACCAGATCGTCCCTGACGGTTGCGTAGGCGCTGCGGTTGGGCCAGGAGTGGCGGTCGGGCCAGCCGGTGCGGCGGAACTCGTCGCCGAACAGGCTGCCAGCAACAGGATCGGGAGCAGAACTAGGACTCGTTTCATGACTTTACCTCCAGGGCGCAGGGCTTCCGCGCATCGGAAAGAGTACTCTCCCCAATAGGTGGTTGACAAGCGGCCCGCGGTCCCCTACTCTCTCGCTATGAGCCACGGGGAGCCGATCGCAGCTTCCGATAATGAGCGTTATGTCCGCTTCCTGCGGCCCCTCGGCCTCGGAGCGCTGCTCTTCTCCGGCCTCGCCGACTGGGCGACCTTCACCGCCTGCCCGCTCGCGGTGCGCCTGACCGACGAGTCCGCCGGAGCGCGCGAGTACGCCGCGGCGCCCATCGTCCTGCTTGGCGTGAAGCTGCTGCTCGTGGCCTGCGCCGCGCTGGTAGCGCTCGGCTTCCGCTGGGCGCGGGAGCGCGAGCTCGAAGTGGCGTGGCTGCTGTGCCTGCTCCCCGCTGCGGCCCTCTGGTTCTACGGCGCGTGGACGAACATCGAGTTTGGTTGGAGGTAGCCATCACCAAGTTCACCCCGCCGCTCGGCACACCCAAGGAGGAAGCGGCCCTCTGCCGCGCTGCGTTCGAAGGCGTTCAGGTGGGCGCGATGGTCTGGCACCTACACCACGACAGCCTCTGCGAGCCGCTGACCGAGGCGCCAGGGAACCGCATCGCCTACATCCTGACCCAGAAGCCGCCCAAGGAGCGGGCCGCGCGCCTGCGCCTGATGCGGCCAGTCCGCGACGAGGCCGTGGCTCCTGCCTGGGGGGTCTACGACGAGGCCGTGGCTGCTGCCTGGGAGGTCTGCGCCGAGGCCGTGGCTGCTGCCCGGAAGGCCTACCACGAGGCCGTGGCTGCTGCCTGGGAGGTCTGCGCCGAGGCCGTGGCTGCTGCCCGGAAGGCCTACCACGAGGCCGTGGCTCCTGCCCATTCCGCCGAGTGCCCTAACTGCCCGTGGAACGGCAGGAGCATCTTCGGAGGTGCCGCATGACACCCCAGGCACACCGCCGCGTCATCACGGTTATCAATGGCGACCGCTGCCGGACGTGCCAATACAGCCCCGCGCTGGGCGGGCGATGCGAGATGGCGGTGCTAGAGCCACTGCCGGGAGGTAACGACGAATGACGACCTGTGAGCCGCCGCTCGGAACGCCCGAGGAGGAAGCGGCCCTCTGCCGCGCCGCATGGGACGCCCATCCCTCGAAGTGGGGCTGGCACATCCATCACGAGATCCTCTGCGAGGACCGGCTCTACCCGATTGAGGAACGCATCGCCTACATCTTGACGAGCAAGGCACCCAAAGAACGAGCGCTTCGCCTGCGGCTGCTGCGCCCGGTCATTGACGACGCCATGGCCGCGATCCAGAAGACCTACGCCGACGCCATGGCCGCGATCCAGAAGACCTACGACGACGCCATAGCCCCGATCTGGAAGACCTACGACGACGCCATGGCCGCGATCTGGAAGACCTACGCCGAC